ATAGCCTGTTGTTTAGATGAGCCTAGTGATGTATCTAAAAAAGATTTAGAACATATACAAGACCAGATAACTAAGATAGAAAATTATTTAACACCTTTTTATTTACAAGAATTAGAGGAGATGAAAGATGAGTAAAAAAATTAAATGTCAAAGAAAAGGTTGCTCTAATAAAGCATATCCAGAAGATATGGAGAATAGAGCAAGTAATCTTTTACTATGTGATGATTGTTATACAGAAATAAGATACTTGATGGCAGACTATTTAGATATACATATACAGGAGATTAAGATATGAGTTTTAAAAAATATAAAGTAGAAGTAGAACTTGAATTTGATAAACGACCATCAAAGAAAATTGTATTAGATAGGTTGTTTGATGTATTAAAGGACAACAAAGTTGAATATAAATTATATAAGTATAACAATAGGTTATACGATTTTGTTCAGAGGAGGACTTAACTATGATAAATATAGATAAAGAAATGTTACAAATATTTATAAGTATTTTAGTATGGTATTTTCTATGTTTTATAGTACCCTATGTAGGGTATTGACTATATAGGAAATGTAATGTATAATAAAACTAATGTGAAAAAACAAATGTTTGTTATAGCTATGCCATACCCTAAAAATAAAAGACTACCAGACATTTTAGAAGAAGAAGATGGTCAGGTAATGTATTTTAAAAGAGAGAAGGATGCCATAACTTTTTTACAAAATTTATATGATGAAAGAAATATACACATACAAGCATTGATAGATGATAATATACAAATCATGAGAGTGCAATGAATGAAATAGAAATGCTAAAAAAAAATGTTAGAGATTTACAAGAGCAACTTCGTAATGCTTATGTAAGAATTAAACAATTAAGAGAAGAATTAGATAAAAAGAAACCTGATAAGGGTTTATACAATCCTGATGCAGAACATATTGAAGATGAGTAAAGACAGAGAAAGAAGATTAAAAGCTACAGGTAAATGGTTTCAAAAAACTAAGAAGAAAAGTCTATGGATAAATAATATTTTTCCTGTGATACTAATTATTAGTTTTATTTTTTACCTGATAACATTATAACAAGAGATAAGAAGATGAATTTATTACAAGCAGAACTTAAAGAACTTATAAAAGAAAGATACTATGAGTACTTAGAAGAGGGTTATGAATCTTTTGAAGCTATGGAGTTAGCGAAAAGAGATATAGAAGAAAGAGCAGATTCTGACATAGGTGCGTATAGAAAATTATATAATAGTTCTTTTGAGGTTGACTAAGTTAAAGTTTTAGTATATAATATTATTTTTTAATAGGGGATTTTATGGAGAAAAAATGGCTAGACAGGGGTGCTTGTCCTAAGTGTGGGTCAAGTGATGGGAATGTTAAACATTCTGAAGGTTATAGCTATTGTTTTTCCTGTAACACTAGATTTGGAGAGAATATGCAACATGAAAAAGTAGTACCAATACCTACAGAAAGTGCTATCAAAACTGTAGGTACAACAGGTGCATTAACAGAAAGAAATATTAGCAAAGAAACTGCACAGAAATATAATACAAGTGTAAAAGTAAATGGTAATATGAATACACACCACATTTATAAATACTACAATGAGAGTGGTGCTAATATAGGAAACAAAGTAAGAGATGTTGCCACTAAGAATATGTGGGTAGAAGGAAACATAACTGAAGCTACATTGTTTGGACAAAATTTATTTACAGGTGGTGGTAAATATGTTACCATAACTGAGGGTGAAGTAGATGCCATGTCTGCTTACGAATTATTAGGTAGCAAATGGGCATGTGTATCTGTTAAGACAGGAGCAGGTTCAGCACTAAGAGATTGTAAAAAAGCATTTGAATATTTAGATAGTTTTCAGAACATAGTTATATCTTTTGATATGGATAAACAAGGTAGAGAAGCTAGTGAGAAAGTAGCACAGTTGTTTAGTCCTAACAAATGTAAGATTATGAATATGGAATTTAAAGATGCTAATGAATATTTAAAGATGGGTAAGAGAGAAAAGTTCTCACAAGCATGGTGGAACGCACAACCTTACACACCTGCAGGTATTATAAATCTTAGTAGTCTTCGTTCAAAGTTATTTGAAGAAGATTATTGTGAAACAGTTCCTTATCCCTGGCATAAGTTAAATGATAAAACTTATGGACTAAGAACAGGTGAGTTAATTACATTTACATCTGGTGCAGGTATGGGTAAGTCTTCTATTATGCGAGAGATGATACATCATTTATTAAAGAATACAAATCATAACATAGGTATATTAGCATTAGAAGAAAATAAAAAGAATACAGTATTTAATATTATGTCTGTTGAAGCTAATGCTAGATTATATATTAATGAAGTTCGTAAAAATTATAGTGAAGAGCAGATATTAGAATGGTTTGATAAGACTATTGGCACAAATAGACTTCATGCTTTTGACCACTTTGGTTCTATAGATAATGATGAGATATTATCTAGAGTTAGATATATGGCTCAAGCATTAGAATGTAAATGGATATTTATAGACCACTTATCTATTCTTGTATCTGGACAAGATGAAGGAGACGAAAGAAAGTCTATTGATATTCTTATGACTAAACTTAGAAGTCTTGTAGAACAAACAGGTATTGGTATGCTATTAGTATCTCACTTGCGTAGACCTGCAGGAGATAGAGGTCATGAAGATGGTAAAGAGATTACACTTTCACACTTGCGTGGTAGTGCAAGTATTGCTCATCTATCTGATGGTGTGATTGGATTAGAGAGAAACCAACAAGATAATGATGAGGTCAAAGCTAATACAACAACAATAAGAATATTAAAGAATAGATACACAGGAGATACAGGTGTAGCTACACATTTACATTATAATAAAGAGACAGGTCGCATGAAAGAGATTGACAATCCTTACGAAGTAGACTATAATGCAGAGGATAATAAAGAGGAGGTACCTTTCTAATGAAATGTTATAACTGTCAGACAGAACTCATATGGGGTGGAGACCATGATTGTGAAGATGATGAGGAACATGCTATTGTTACGAACTTATCTTGTCCTAATTGTGGTGCTTTTCATTTAGTGTATTGGGGAGATAAAGATAAACAAGAAGACGAACCAGAGATGTGGAAACATTATTGTGAAGTAGAACAAAGTGAAATGGAAATAGGTAAAGGAGAAGCATGTAGTTGGTGTGGAGAGGTTGAGAATGAAAGTCGTACTTGACATAGAAACAGATACAATAGATGCTTCAGTAGTTAATTGTATTGTTGCAAAGGATATTAAAACAAATGTATCAACAATATTTAGTCCAGAAAATATGCATGTATTTAAAAATTGGTCTAAGAATATTGACCAATATATCATGCACAATGGTTTATCTTTTGATGCTCCTGTATTAAATAGATTACTGGGTACAAATATTAAACCTTCACAAGTATTAGATACATTAATACTATCACAGTTATTTAATCCATTGCGTGATGGTGGTCATAGTCTTGGAGCATGGGGAGATAGATTTAATTTTCCTAAAGGAAGTATTAAATCATTTGCTAATTATTCTTTTGAGTTACAAAAATATTGTAAACAAGATGTAGATATAACACATAAATTATACAATCATTTAAGAACAGAAGGTAGAGGTTTTTCTAAGTCTTCTATTCATATGGAACATCAGGTTAGAATTATTATAGACCAACAAGAAAAGAATGGTTTTTATCTTGATGTAAAGAAAGCTATGTGTTTACACAATACTTTATTAGACGAAGCTAATGATTTAGAAAAGTGGGGTCGTATACATTTTGACCCAACAAGAAAAGATTTAAAAACAAAAACAAAATACATTCCTTTTAATATAGGTTCACGACAACAGATAGCAGATAGACTTATAGAGATAGGTTGGAAACCTAAGAAGCATACAGAGAAAGGTAATGTGATTGTTAATGAAGAAGTATTAGATGGTATTAAATTACCAGAAGCTAAAAAGATTTCTAGATATTTGTTGCTCCAAAAAAGAATAGCACAAATCAAGTCATGGATAAGTGCTTGTGATGATAAAGATGGTAGAGTACATGGTCGAGTACATACCTTAAAAACCATAACTGGTCGTATGGCACATCACAGTCCTAACATGGCTCAGATTCCTGCTGTTCGTTCTCCTTATGGGAAAGAGTGTAGAGATTTTT